TGTTAACGACACTGGGCGACCCATATGGTCGGCCTTAATTAAAGAGCCTACCGTTACATCATCATTCACCAATGAAACCATTGGATACTCTACATAACCACGTGCGATAAAGCCTGCACCTTGGGAGGTGCCCTTATCGAATGGACGGTAGAGATCATACTGTGCTACGCCAACTGGAACCGAGTAAGCAGCAACTGCTACGGAATCGGTTGCACCTGACGAATAAGCTGGTGTTGCGCCGTTCAAAGGATCCCACGATGCTGGCATCGCGTCACCCCAGGTAACGCTTGCAACAGTACCGTTTGCAGGTACGATTCTTGCATCACCATTTGCGTCAGCTACTACTGAAAGAATGGTACCCTTGGTGATTACGATCTCAAAACGATCATCTTCACTGTCCTGGTACCAAGTTGGAAGGCCCTGTGATGGGAGCAAATAAGCTGCTGGGGCGATACCCTCAGAAACTACAAAGCGACCAGAACCGGTTTTGGTGCCTACTTTACGAAATTTTGCTAATGACATTTTATTTCTCCTTGAAATATTTGTTGATTAAAGTTTACGACGACCCATGAGAGCATCTACAAAAAGCTGCTCTGAAGTATCGGTAGCCTGTTTTTTTGACTCTTCTTGTTCTGCGTCGATTGTGATGACATTGTCTTCACTCTCAACAGCTTCAATTTCTGAGCTGATTTCTGGCATTGTGCCCTTAGCCTTTTTGGCTACTGGCATTCCTGCTAGATCTCTTAGAGAATCAGCCAATGATGATGCAGTGCGCTTTACGTGCTCTGCAATTGACTCTTCTCTTGATTCAGGTCCCTCAATTCCAGCTGCAATTTTTGTGTCCACAACTCTCTCTGCGAGAGTTCTGTGCAATGCGCTCTTGAGTTTTTGATTTTCTTCTTCAAGCATCTGAAGTTTTTTACTTGCGTCATCGGCATCTTGCTCAGAATCTTTTTCTGTACTAGTGAGCTCTGCCTTTGGCTCTTCAATTGCTTTATTTTCTTCAGCAACTTCAGTATCTACAGATTCAACAGCTAATTCAGCCTGTTCTTCTACGGGTTCTGAAGTTTCATTAGAAATCTTTTCTTCTTTTAATTCTTCTTGTGCAGCTATTTTTGCTGTTAAAACATCAATCAAATCTTGAGCTTTAATTTCAGTAGCCAAAGCAAGTGCTTGTTTAAGTACGGAAACTATATCCTGATTTTCCGCTACCAATTCCGAGTCATCATCTTTTTGTTCTGTGGCCTGAACCTCTGCTGGTTCTTCAGCAGGCTCCTGCGTTTCCTCAGCTAAAACTGCGGTAATTGTTGAGAGATCTTGGCTAAGGCTTTCTACAGCAGCCAAAACATCCTCATTCTGAACGCTTTCTTCCATTTTTGAATTCTCCTCATGATCTTCATCATTATCATTCTCACTAGATAGTAATGAGTTGCTGTTGTATTTGTAATTTTCACTTTCATGAACAGCAATAGCTGTAAGAAAAGAGCCCTTTAGGTGTAGATAGAGTGGTTTAGATTCTTTGGATTTTAAGCCTGATAGAATCGATTTGTGTTCTTCTACTGAATATATGTCCTCTTCATCCATGTTAAGCACGAATGCAGAACTTCTTGCTACCCAGTCATCTGAAGAGTTTTCTACTTTAACATCTCCAGAAGAAGACTTTCTTACGCCGGACTTAGAATCTGCTGGCTGGTTAACGAAAGAGTATTCCTTGAAGGAAATGTCTTGCATATCAATAAATGCCAACTTGCCTTTGTAAACTTGACCCCTCTTAAACTTCTGAGCCTTTGGTCTGCCATCGGCACTCTCTGATGCTAGATCGTCTCCAGATATTGAGCACACTGCTTTTCCGGCTCTTCCGCCAACTGAACCTGTCAAATATCTTTTGTCAATAACTTTTTGCATTGCGACTGGATCAGTGATTGCAATTTGCAAACGAACAAAATCAGAACCATCTTCTTCTTTGTCCATCTTTGCTGCCATAACACGGCCAATTGGCTCTGAATTAAGATCATGGTTTAAAATGATTGGCTTAGGATAAGGCTCAACCCATGACTGGAGAGCCTTTTCTAATTCTATTGCAGAATAGTTATTGTAGTTGCCAGTCAATCCGTTCATGGATAGCTGCAACCTCAATAATTAAACCTTTGTTTGGATTTTGAGACTCTGAAAAATTCAAGTCTACATCAGTGAAATCTGGTAGCTGAATTGTAAAGGTTTCCACAAAGTTAAAAGCCATTTAATTCTCCATTTTTTAAAATCTGTATATATAGTAAATTTGTTTTTATAACATTAAACAATTTTATATAAAGATATCATATTTTTGCCATGTTTTCAAATGCAGCAGAAATTCTTGGATCTCCACCCTTAGTAAAGGCTTCAAGCATCTCTGGGTGCATTATGTGTGGGGCATAGATATATGATGCCGAATAGAGCCCTGTTATGCCTTTTTTACGGGCTTCAGAACACCATCCGAGATCTTCTCCCTGTGCATGAAAAACATAATCAACCTTATTATAAGTATCTTTTGACATCATTTTTGCAGCCATAATAATATCTGATTTGAAATAAGTTCCAAGCGGATATTTTCTAGACCTATTAGCTCTATTGCCCAATTCGTCTAACCACGTCATAACGCTTGGAAAATCTATTCCAACTGGAGTCATAAACATCAGTGGACTAACTGCATCTGCCCCATCCTTAATGTGACTTATTAATAATTCTATAGTTGATGCGTTATGAATTATAATATCTGAATCTAAGCTAAAGAAATAATCTGGTTGATACTTTCTTACTTCACCCAAAAGAGTGTTTCTTAAGCTAACCATATTCATGTACTTTGACATTGTCCACTGCCTAGACTTTGAGTCATGCTCGTGATGTGCAATATCATCTTTAACTACAATGTCAACAAATCCAATTGAATTTTTTGAAACTTCTTTCCATCTATTAATCATAGAAATAGTTCCTTGATCAGAAGAAGATACAACGAAGATAAAGCCTACATCATTAAGAGGAACCGACTGTCTTTCGATAGCCATGGCCCAGTATGGAAAAATCCATTCTCTTTTATATATAGGGCAGCCTATAATTAGTTTCATTTTTCTTCGGTTGTTTTTGTTTCTTTTTTGGCAACTGGTTTAGTTACTGGTTGGACTTCTTGTTCCAGAAGTTCGTTAACCACAACTTGTTTTTGCAACTTGGGTTCTTCAACAACAACTACTGCTGCTGTTACTTCTTCTTCCTCTAATTCATCTTCAACAGAATTAAAAATGTCCATCATTCCATTGATCACATCAACGAGAATTGTAAGAGCCATACGAGTCTGGCCATTTCCGACTGCAATTTCAAAACCTTTTACTGCGTCTTCTTCTCTAAGATATTGCTTAGAAGTATCTGATGTTATCATGAACGGCATTATTCCTCACTTTGAATGGTTAAGTCTGACTCCTCTATCTTAACATCATATTGTTCTTGAAGCAAGTTTTCAACAGTGTTAATCCAATCTGGATCAGATCTTTTTATATTTGGAGAAGTTTTTCTTCCGTTTTGATTTTGGGGTCTAATAGTATTGCCAACACCTTTTCTTTTTGAAGGCATGTTTCTAGAACCCTTTTTGGCTGACGCTTGTTTATCGCCTCCAGCTTTAGGAGCAGGAGGATTAGCCGTAGCTTGTGCATCGATAATATCTTTTTGTTGATCTGTTTGAATTGCACTAAACAAATCATCCATCTGTGCTTCAGGATCTATCCCAATTTCAGTTCTTGCTTCAGTTAAAGTAATCAATGAATTAACATACTTTTGAATAATATGTGTCTCTTTTTTGACCTGAGTATCTGTATCTATTTCGTTAAACTTAAAGTAGCATCTGTCGGACATGGATGATTCCATAGGGTTTTCAATTGGATCAAATCCACCTTCAAAAAGAAGTTCGTTAAATATATGTAGTCTTACCATCTCAGCAAATTGCTTTTGGAATTGCTTAATCTTGTCATAAAGAGAAGTGTCTAATCTTTCTGACATCGATCTATTTCCACCATTCATGGTCATGCCAAGGTGGTGAGGAGCAACTCCTAGACCAACAGACACTCTTTCCTTAAAGTGTTGTAGGTAATTGTTTGCATCAAGCGTTTCTTTGCCAACTCCAATTATATCAACATCATGTCTGTATGGAAGAATTAATCCACCTTCAGATCTTAAATTTTCTATCTCTGAAGCGGCTTTTTCTATTTCATCTGGCTCTGCTGGTTGATCGGCTGTTCCAATAATATATTTGTATAATGGAAATAATTCTCTGTGAACAAGATTTTGAATATCTTCTTCCATTTGTCTTAATGCAACTACGTCATCCATAGCGTTGGACAAGTATGGCGTACCAAAAGCTCTACCAGGTTTTCTATCAAAGAATAAATGTATTACTCTGTCAGCTGACCAAACTGGATCTCTGTCAGTTGGCGCATAAGTTGCTGGGTCTGTTCTTTGCAAATACGTTTTAGGTCTGTTGTACTTATCTCTCATTATTCTTACTTGCTCAGTAGGAATTAAGTAATAACCAACTATTGGTTGAGTAGAACTTACTGGAGTAAGATTTGTTGGAAAATAATCATTTAAATCGCCTCTTGCTTTAACGGCAAAAACATTTGAAAACTTAATTAGCTGATCTGATAATTCAATGAGGAAATCCAAGAATGGTCTCTTCATTGCCATTTCCATATAATCTATTCTTTGATATAGGTAAGAAACAGCTTCTTGATTTTCTCCGATTATTTTCCAGCCTTCTTTCCAAAATAGATCTTTATATTTTGAAACAGCTTGCTTGACATATGAGTCAGTATCTACTGCTTGAAGAATTCGTTCAAAGTCATACGGGGATGGCTCAAAGTTACTTCTACCTGCGTAGTAATAGTTTGTGCCTTGATACCCAAGAGCCAAAGAAGCTACTTTAAATATTTTACTTATTGACTTTGTGTCTTCTGGATTTACCTTTTTGGCAACAAAGTCTCCTGCGGACTCGTCATTGCGTACAGGGAAATATTTTTTAATAGCCATTCTTTAGCCGCCTAAATACGAGGGAATACTAAGATATAGTAGACCTTTATATTAATTTAATTAGCTTCTTGATTTAAGTTGCTAAGCGTCTTTTGCAAAATGATTGTTTTTACCCACTCAAGCCAAAAAACGGTATCTGATTCAGGGAAATCGCTCTTGTATGCTACGTTAGCTTCTGAAAGAGTAATCTCAATTTTAAATTCTTTTTTAGCTTCTGGTGCTGTTACTTCTTCGGTCATGATTTTGTCCTTTTGTCAAATAATAGTTTATAGTATAGCAGAAAATATCACACTGTTTCTGGTGGTGCAACAAAAATACCGTCTACATACGTCCAGCCAAAGCCAACTGTTGGCTCCATTAATTCTACTAACTCTTCTGGAACTTCTATAACTTTAGGATCTGATTTCATAGCTGCAACAGCGTGCTCTATGGCATTGGCCATAAAATGTAAATGGCCTACTTCCCCATCTATAACATATGCAAAGCATGTTGATGGCATTCTGTTTTGAGTCATAGTTTCTCCTATTCGATTACTCATTATAGCATATACAAGTTATTGACATACTGTTGGAGAGGAACAACCTCTCGTGACAACAGTGCCTCCACATGTGACGCCAGAGCATGTACAGACACCTACTGCTGCACAACTACTTGTATAATAATCATAAGTATTATATCTGCAGCCATCCCAACATCCTGGAGAACCACATGCAATCTCAGGACTGCAAACACCAGTAACTGTTGCGCTGTTTACGCAAGAGCATGCTGTTGGGTCTGGATCTGGAGTCCCCGGATCGTCAGGGTTAGTACCAGTGTCTCCTCCGCCACTAGGGGATCCGCCCCCAATTGTTAATTGAAATTGAGTTCCATTTACAACTATATACGGAACGTTTGAAATTAATCTAAATTCAAATTTATCAGAGCCACTATATTGATATGCAACTCCATCTGGCGCAATAGCCAGTGCGTAGTGAAGATCATCATTATAATATCTGGACCATCTTGCAAAATATGCATTGTATTCTGCATGTGCTTGATAACCTGGACTTATTCCAGCATCAATGTATAACTCGCCGGTTGGTCCACCGGTTTCCAGGGAGTTTGGTCCATTACCTGGTCCAATTGAAATTGATCCGTTATAATTTCCTCCAGATTGAAGATTATCTCCAACTATATCCCAACCAGCTATTTTGCCTGCTGTGGCTTTTACTGTTCCTTTAACTTCAAGAGCATCAATACCATTGTAAAACATATAATTAGTTGAAGTTCCGACTTTAAATATAGCATCTGTAATCGTGTCGCCAAACTCACTGCTCTTCCAACGGTTGTTGGCATTAATAAAGACTGATCCAGCGGTGAGTGTTCCTCTAATTGCTGCTGTTGAAAACTCTGCTCTTCCGTCACCACTAATTACCCATCCGGTTGTTCCGGAAGTCCAAATTCCAGTAGTATTATTAAAAGTACCGTTATAGTTTGATGATCGTATAATAGCCATATTTGCTGGAGCCGTAATACTATATTGAACACCCTGTTGTTTTAGAATTATTTCATGTGCACCAATTGTGCCAGCAGTAATCTTTGCAGCTGTTAAACTTGAAATATGCGAACCCTGAATCATATCTGTAGCTGTTGAAGCTTTAAGACCAGAACTTGGAGTCCAACCACTTTCGTTACCGGAAGTGTCAATAGTCTTTACTCGTCCGTAATAAATGACATCAGTTTGTGCTGCATCAGAATTAGCTGCGTTGCTGTTGTCTGGAACGTCTATTGAAAATACTGTTGCCGTTGCTATCCCTGAAGAAATAAGTGTTGCACCAAGTGCATCTGAGTAGAGCTCGTACTTATAACCATTGACATCTAATTCTACTGTTGGTTGAAAATCAAACATAACAGATTTATAATTTCCATAAATATAAAATGTGCTTACATCTATTGCGCCTGGGATAGTTTGATCTTTTGGCGTATGAATTCTAATAGATTCATAAGGATCGTCTATTGCTGATATTTCGGTATTTTTAACTTTTAAGGCTATTAAATAATCTTGATCAGGTTTTAATCCTGTTATTGTTTTAATTATTTTTGCCATTATTTTACACTACCTGTTGTCTTAAAAGATATAGTTGAATTAATTTCTTCTTGATCTATTTCCAGTAAATAGTTTTTAGAAAAAGAATAATTTTCTATTTTTATATCATTACCCGTAGAGCTTGCGTTCTTGTTTGATTTTACTTCAATTTCAAAAGTAAATTCCCCATATATCTCATCATACGTTGAAAACATATTTAAGTCGGTAATACTAAACGTATATACTAATTGGCTTTCCTGGGTTGTCGAAGCATAAAAGTCTAACTCTATATTTTCTCTTATGACACTTTGGCCAGCTCCATTAGCTGAAATCTTTACAATTTTTAAAGTTGCTGTCCCAGAGCTTGGGCTTTTTTGTGCATATATTTTTAAATCTGGACCCGAAAAAGATCCCATTAACTTTGAACCAGGAGTTGAACTCTTCTTGTTATTCCAGATTCCAATATCACCTAAATAGCTTATGTTTGCAATCCTTGAATTTAAAGAATCTCCAGTGACTACTGTTGAATGAAAGTTTATACTATTAGCTGATCCTTGACTTTCAGTTCCTATAAAATTTGCTCCACCTGGGTTGGTAGTAGAAACATAACTGTTTCCTGATAAAGACAAATACTGTACATCATCTTTATGGTAATAAATATAATAATTACCTAATGGCTTTTCACTTGCGTTAACAGCTGTAACTGATTTGAACCA